CGCTGTTGTTCCTGTTAAAGTTACCGTTATTGGTGCAGTTAATACAGTTGAACTATTATCACTTGCTTTAATTGTAAACGTATTACCTGCTGTAAGCGTAGGATTAGTTATAGCACCTGCAACTTCTGTTGCTCCAGTGGCTGTACGGAATAATACCATTAATGTTGCAGTATCATCAGTAAACGAATCAAATCTAGCATACGTAGTACCTGCAGGAATTGCACTGCCACCGTTAGTTGGATCTAACGCAAAGTTAGCACCTTCGTCATCGCAATGCAATGTGGTAGTTTGTGAAACAAAAGTTCCTGTTGCAGTATTATATTTCTTAATTGCAAGATTAGTACCTAAATCTACACTAGTAGTCTTAATCCAAACAGAACCTGTTCGTCTGCCTCCAGTAATGCCTAAATCGCTAGCTTTCCAAGTTGGATTATTTGCGTGTGTACTTTGGCGTAATTGTAGCATTCCGTATGTGCCTGATAATCCAGCACCTGTATTATCTGTTACTGCTAATATATGATGACGTACTGTTCCTGTACCAGTTCCTGCACCAGTTGCAATAAAGGTTTTGCCTACTTCGTTTGCTCCTGCTCCAATAGCTGTGAAATCTGTTGTACCTACTGTTAAAATTGTATACTCAACACCTGACATTAACATTGTTGCCGGTGGAGATGCTCCTGACGATGTAGCATCAGCATATATCTCAACTTTATTACTAACCACTGCGGCTGTAATACCTGTAAGACTAGCAGTATTAATATCTGAAACTAAAGTAGCAATTGTAGTACCCGAAAGAGTAACTGTTCCGCCGTTACCACTAGTGTTAATAGCAATAGTGTTACCGTTTATCAACGTAAGTGTACCAGCATCTGCACTAGTAACAGATGGATGGCTATCATACCAATCTAAATCTGCCGCATTGCCGGTGTCAGTAGCATCTCCTACTAATACCCATTTATTACTACGGTTCTTATAATAAAGCGGAGTTCTAACATTAATTGCAACTATAGCATAGTCACCTATGTTACCGATACTTACTAAAGGTTTGCCTGTAGCAACACCACCAACTAACTTACTTAAATCAGTAATAGATGTTGGAACTTTATTTGTAAATGCTTCAGTAGTTTCGTTCCATTCAAACACACCCCATTGTGTTGATGCTGTGTCTAACCAATATGTGCCGTTTACAGGATTACCTGTCGGTCTAACTGTTGTTGGGGTTAGTTCTGCTAAATCAACATCTGCACGTTGTACATAAGCTCTATTACTTAACCCTAGCACTGAATAAGCCGCTTGCAATCCATATTCGTTAAGCTCATAACCATGTATTGGTGTACCACTTGACGTTTTATAAAACGCTGGGTTACCAAACGTGTTGGTTAGCTCTCGCTGACTTGATATTAAAAATGTATCTCCTACAGCAGATGCTAATGTTCCTGGTGCTACTCCAGTTCCTGCACCGTTAATTTTATTCTCTGCTGTTGCGACTAGTATGAATGGTACTGTTGATGTCGATGCCGCTGGATACGCACTCTCATCAACAACAGTAACTTCAATACCTGGTGAAACTAATGCCATCTGTATTTCTCCCTAATGTAATATTTAAAACTATTTATTTAATTTCGGCATTATTAACGGTTTAATGCACCTTTAGTGTCTCTTTGGTGATATATAAATACTATACTAATCATAGCAAAGAGCCTTTAGTTATATGACAAAGAAAATATTAAAACAAGAAGAGAGAAAAACATGTGGTTGCGGCAAAAGACTTGTCGCTATTAACTATACTAAAGAAGGAATAGTTCATTACCGATCCAAATGCCACACTTGCGCTTCTAAACCTAAAATAGAAGTACCTAAATGGAAATTAGCTGGGTATAACAAAAAGAAATACTGCGAAAAATGCAACTTTAAGGCAAAGTACTTAGAACAATTAGACATTTATACATTCACATCCTTTAAAACAGTGTGTTTAAACTGTAAGGTTGAACTCGATCATGTTGGTACTTGGATACAGGGTGATTTAGTAGCAGACTTTTAACTTATTTTAGTAACACCTAACTCTTTAATGCACTCTTGTACTAGAGCAATTTGATTAACGCAATCTGCAAGTGCGTGATGGTCGTTACCTAGTTGTTTTCCTGGACATAACTTATACAATGTTCTAGCATCTAAAACTCTATAATACTGCCATGGTAACGATTTATCGTAACTCTTATAAGCATTTTCTAGTATAGTCATATCAAACGAAATACCATTAGCCCATATTCTTCCGCACTTACGTGCAAGTTTTGCTAATTCGTCTAGTGCTTCATCTAACGGAACTCTACCTTCTTCACCGAACGCTTCTTCTTGTGCTTCTTTACCTTGCTTTGACCACCATTCAACTGTATTATCGTCGATGTATCTATCTTCTTGAGAATCTGTGTTTATTCTATGATAGCAAACATGATGATCGTATACGATTTTTGTAAAAGGGTCAAACCCTATAGCACCGATATTTAAAATCACAGCATTTGGGGTTGTTGCAAGTGTTTCTATGTCTAACATTAAATCCATGCGTGTATTATAGCATGAAGTTTACCTGCGTTTTTTAGATTTACGTTTTTTAGATTTATTTAACTTTGCGGCTAGTCTAGATCCTGGATTTACACGTTTAGTTTTTTTAGACTTACGTGCTTGTGATATTTTTGTTCTAGCACGTGTTTTTTTCATACGTTGTGCTTGTGCTATATCTAACGGCTTACTACAATCTTTAGCATTTGGAACAGTCCTACCTGTGCGAAATCCACTTGTGCATCGCCATTTGAGTTTAAGACCTTTTTTGGTACTTTTCCATACCATTCTATGCTCTGTAATAAACTCTTCTGCCCTCATCCTGCAATCCGTTTATTAATGACGTCCCAGTCTACAATACGCCATATATTTGCTAAGTATTTGTCTTTGTTTGCCTTGTAATCTAAAGCCCAGGCATGTTCCCACATATCAACTATTAAAGCAATGTTAGCTCTAGTAGCATGGTTCTTAATTATTTTAATGTTGCCTTTATTGTCTACATAACACCAACCTGAACCTTGTATATCCTTAGCGGTTTGTGTAAACGTTTCTTTAAACTCAGCAAATGACTTATGTTTATCTTCTATAACTTCTAATGATATGCCGGTTGGTTTATTGCTATTCTTTGCTTTTCTAAACTGTTCGAAAAAAGTATTGTGTAACACTGCACCGGCGTAGTTAAAATCACTATCGCCCTCTTTATTGTTGTAACGATCTACATAACCTTTTGCTAGTTTACCGTAATGATAATCTACCGTCGCTTTAGACATTACAGGAGTTAACCCATCTCTAGAAACAGGAAGTTTTTTTAACCTAACGTCGGTTTCTTTTTTCTTTGTGGTGTTCTCATCTTCTACAAGATCTATCCACTCAAACAATGAACCCATGTTATCCAATTACCCAAGTTAACGGTTGGCTTCCATCAACGAAATTACGTAAATCTTCAATAAGTTCTGCCATCTCTGCTTGTGCTTCTGCTTTAAGTTGCGAACCGTTTAATGCTGTGCCACCTTGCGGACCACTAATACTAGCAAACTTCTCACGTGCTTCGCCAATTATCTGTTTTGAAGCACTGTACGTATAATCTTTAATCCATTGCCCAGTATGATTATCTTGTAGTAGCATAGACTCTGGCTTATCGTTGTAAGTCCACAACAAAATAACTTCACCATCGCCTTTTGGGTCTCTTATTATTCTTAACTGCTTAGTAACTGGATTAAACGTGTAATTCATAAACGCGCCAAACATTCTCTGTGCTAATTCAACGTACTCTGAATAGAGTTCGTATGTTGCTAGTCCGCCTGAATATGTAAAATTCAACAAATATACATTTAACGTAGCTGAACTAAACGGATCGAAACTAGTACTAAACGGACCGCCTGCACTGCCCATTGTTCTTCTGTATATTTGTCTTACGTGTGTAATTTCTGATGGTAATGTATATTCACTAACATTTTCTTGTAATTCTACCCAGGCATAACTTTCTTCTGTTGAGTTTTGAGCACGTTGTCTATACATACCAATAGCATGTTGAAATGCTACTTCGTAATGGGCAGGGTCTAACTCTAAGTCAATAATCCCATCACCTAAGCGAAGAGCTACGTAATCAAATACGTCTTTCTTTAACTCTATTAGACTGTGTGCCATACAAGATACCTGTTAAGTGTGTCTTGTATTTATGTTGTTTTTATTAGGTTCTAAATCTGCATTCAAACGTTCTCATGCTACCTCTTTAACTAAAACTCTGTAATGTGCTTTTTGAATATTGTATCCGCCTGCAATAATTGAGTAAACTGTAGCTTTGCCTTTATCACCAACAACCGTTCCGTTGATTGAAAGGTCAATACCTATAGTAAGGTTAGCCTCTTTAATATTGCCCACTTTTTTATTGATACGAGCAATGAACTGAATCTTACGAGCCTCTCCGTCTTTTTCAATAATTTCTTTAATACCTTTAGGCGAATAGTTATTAACTAGTAATCTGTCAGATTTAGAAGTTTTATCATAAAAATTATATTGAGCATCTTTTTGTGTTTCTCTATCTTTAATAGAATAGATGTCGTGTTGTTCTGCTCTTAATTCTTCATAGTAGTTAAAAGATAACTCCTTCCAATTGTCAATAAATTCGTTAAGTGCTGTAAAGTTTGTCATATTATATCATTTTTGTTGTTTTCTTAAGTGTATTATACTGCATCTAGGTTAGAAGTCAACCATTTTCTTTAAAATGGTTAACATTGATCATAAAAAAAGCACCCCGAAAGGTGCTTTTTTAACTAACTACAAGACATTAAACAAACTCTGCTTGTTTGATTAAAGCAAGACGTAATGCTTCTCTCGACATATCAATAGTAGCCCAATTGATATTAGCAATTAGTTTCTGTTCATTTAAGCGTTCGTTAACTGAACCTGCGTTACCTGAATGATCGCCTGCTACTCCGGTTTTCTTACTTACAACAAGATGATTTAATTGCGGGAGATTGTTAACTGTACAAAAAACAGACAACACATGAAGTCGATCATTTGTTTGCCCAGCACCCCAACCAAACGCATTGTGTAAGACACCGTATTCGATTGTAGTATCATCGTTATTTCTGTTGCCTTTTTCTGCTTGCACCCTAAGAACAGGTACAATCTTATCAGCAACATCCGGAACATCTCTCATCATTCTCTCGATGTTGTTGTTGCGTGTCTTACCGTTGTTTTGAGTAGAAACAATTACTAGTTTCTCTTCTTTCTCTTTTAGTTCAGACATATAGTCTCCTATGCAGTTTAAAAATGCCTCTGAATGTGTTGCACACTTCTGGACCTAAGTATTATAACATCGTAGCTTTAGAACTAATTGAATATTTTAAGAATTACTATATGTTCGTTAAATCTCCCTGATAGTTTGGTTTCAACTGCTTTAATATCACTAAAAAATTTCCTAGAGTTAGGTTTGCTAGCGTTATTAAACTCTTTTAGTTGTTCTATTGGCTTTCTTAGCGTCTTTGCACACGTCTCACTTACGCTAAATCCAACGATTGTACTATTCTTAACACTAAGTCCGCCTGATAGCTCGTCTGCTTTGTAATAGTGTAACTTACGTTTCTTAGTGTCATACACAAACATCTCTTTTGATTCTGGTATCTTAACAGGAGGCAAACTTTTAAGGGCTAAGTCGTTGAATTCTTTAAGATATTTTAATTTTGCTACTACTTTAGCAACAGGCACTGTTTTCTTTTTCGGTTTTGCTCTAGTTGATTTTTTATAGGTTACATAACTATGTAAATCATGTATCACAAGTTCACAAAATCCAATAATGTGACGTACTTGTATCTTTCCAAAGTTACTATACGCTTCTACTAGTTGTTTATCTTCGCCTAACTGTAACTCTTTAAACTCTGCAATCCTGTCTTCCCACGGCTGAATTAACAACGGAACATGTTGTGGTAACATTGTACTTGTCATTAATGTACCTATAGGTTTTATCTTATGTTTTGACGGCACACCTAGCTCAATGTAATCATCTAGTAATGCTTCTAGATCACCTCCTACCAACATTGCTCTTGCTTTCATTATTTCTTGTACATTTGGTTTATTGGGTTTAGTTTCTTCTTTCTTTGCTTTCTCTTTTATAGATTCTTTACCAAGATGTTTAAGTCTACTAATTTCTATCTCTATTTCTTCTTTTTCTGTCTTGTGTAATTCAAGTCCGTTTAACGACAGTTGCATTAACCAAGCAAACGACTTATTAATGCTATTATCGGAAACTTTTTTAATTAATTTAGCATCGTCTTTGCGACCATCTTTCGTTAAGAACAGATATATCATGCCTTTAGCATCTTTAGCATTATGAAAATAGTTAAACCAATTGAATGCTTTTATCCTCGTAGACCTGCGGGTTTCTTCAGACGGTTGTGTGTCAGAAGTCCAAGTAGGTTCCCGTCCTAATCCTTTCTGATCTAATGTTTTTCCTCGTACCATTTAAGCTTTTGCTACTCCGTTTAACAGTTAGTTATTCAATTTGTTATATTTTATGCGATTATACAATTCATACGTAAATTATGTAAGGAAAAACCGCATAAATACAGATAGAAGAAAAATAACTACTGAGGTTACATGCCAAGATTAAGTCTTTGGAAAGGGAACAGGGCAACAAACGACTACAAATTTTTAGATAAAACTATATCTGAAATGTACACTGTTGGCGGGCTAGACATACTTGTACATAAGTACTTAGGGCCTGTTTCTACAGGTGATGCTACTATCTCTAGCACTGATGAAAACTTTGATGCTACACAACCTGGAGGAATCGATCCGGACGTAACATCAGTTGAGGACTTGTTCTTATTAGAGAATCGTGATAGGAATTACGATCCAGATGTTTATCAGATACGCGGTGTGTACAACGTTCAAGATATTGATTTCGACTTAAGCCAATTTGGACTATTTTTACAACAGGATACTCTGTTCATTACGTTTCACTATAACACTATGATCGACACCTTTACACGCAAGATTATGTCAGGCGATGTAATAGAGGTACCCAACTTAAAAGATTACCATCCGTTAGACGAAACTATATCAACAGTACTACCAAAATTATATGTTGTTCAAGATGCCTCTTATGCTAGTGAAGGATTTAGTCAAACATGGCGCCCGCACTTATGGCGTATCAAAGCAACACCGTTAGTAGGAAGTCAAGAGTACAAAGGAGTGCTTGATGGCTTTGCTAACCCTGAAGATACATCAGTTGACATTTGTGCTACTACTGATAGCTTAACAACAGCGGACAATGCATCGAGTTGTACAGTTGACGCATACGTAGGCGGCACATTAAACGAATTGTTAACAACATACAGTAAAGATTTAGAAATTAATGATGCTGTTCTTGCTCAAGCAGTTGCTGAACTACCATTTAGCGGATATGATGTTAGCAAATTTTATATTGAAGCACAAGATACAACCGGAACTCCACTAGATGGAACAGGTGTTTCGACAGATAGTATCGTTCTTACTGCTGACGAAGGTATAGTAACTGCTGACAGAGCAAAAGAACATCCGCAAGCAAACGGTTGGCTTAAAGGATACTTAACAGGAGAAGGTGTGCCACCAAACGGGTTACCTGTTACTCCAGGAACAGTATTTCCACCTGATGCAATTAAAGGAGATTATGTATTGCGATTAGATTACTTTCCAAACAGATTATTTAGATACGACGGCAAGCGTTGGATTAAAGTAGAAGATGGTGTTAGAACTGATCTTAGTCTAACTTCAGAAAATAGAACACAACGAAATAAATTTATTAACGACAGTTCTAAAATGAAAACAACTGATCGAGGCAACGTTCCTACACTACAAGGATTGTCTGATCTATTAAAACCAAGTGCAGATAACTAATGGCTATAGGAGACTTACAAGACGGCGGTATGTTTGCTGGTAACGATGGTACTAACAATCTAATAGTATCATTAGTAAATGTCAGCACGAGCAGAGTTAGATGGGACGAGTCGTTTGCGTCTGCTACTGAATACAGACACAAAATCGAAAATGACTGGGTACTACCTACGTCACTAGAATTACAATTTATTTTTCGTAATGTCTATAATTTCTTAAATACTGATACTGCTTCAGCTACTACTCAAGTTAAAAGTTATCACTATTGGACATCTGACACGATCAGTAGTGTTAGTGGAACACTTGGGCCTGTTGAAAAAGGAGTAGTTGTGTCTGGTATACACCCAGCAGATCATCCAATAAATGAAGATGAGAAAGAAACAGTTAATTTTGTAAGGGCAATACGTAGGTTATAACATATGGCAACTAATCAATTCCATTACGACGAACAAATAAGACGGTTCTTATTACAATTCACTAGAATGTTTAGTAACTTTCAAGTTGAGTACGGACGCGATAAAGATGGCAATGTTACGCTATTAAGAGTGCCGGTACGCTACGGCGATTCATCGAGACAAGTACAAACCATACTACAGAATAATTCTGCAACTAATATGCCAGCGGCACCATTAATGTCTTTTTACATTAGCGGATTAGAGTATGCTAGGGATAGAGTACAAGAACCACAATTTGTCGGAAAAGTTCAAGTAAGACAAAGAGAGTATAACTCTGCATCTGAAACTTACGATACAGTACAAGGTAATGCGTTCACTGTAGAAAGAAGAATGCCTGTTCCTTATAATTTAAATCTAACGTTAGATATATGGACATCCAATACTAACCAAAAGTTACAATTAATCGAACAAATAGCACCTTTATTCAACCCGTCTATGGAGATACAAAGTACAGATAACTATTTAGACTGGACAAGCCTTAGTATAGTTGAATTAAATAGTGTTACTTGGAGTTCAAGAACTATACCTATAGGCACAGATAACCCTATCGATGTAGCATCAATGCAGTTTACTACTCCTATATGGCTTACGTTGCCTGCTAAAGTTACTAAGATGGGTGTCATTCATAGAATCATTGCTGGCATACATGATGATAACTTAGATGCATTTGATGCGCTTAGTAACGATGACTTGCTACTTGGCACTAGAATGAAAGTCACACCTCATGGTTACCAGCTACTATTAATAGGCAACCAGTTACAGTTACTAGACGGAAACGCTATAGAAGATCCAAATAACAACTCGTTTGACACTATTAGTTTTCAAAAAAGTATACTGCTCTGGCATGCAATTACTGAAGAGTACGGTACAGTTGAGAACGGTATAAGTCAAGTTAGATTAAGTAACGGGATTAACGATTCTGAAATTATAGGAACAATAGCATTCCATCCAACTGACGATAATATTATGCTGTTTACAATCGACTCTGATACATTACCAGAAAATACGTTAAATGCTGTTGATGCTATTGTTAATCCGTTACGTAGTGGTCCAGGAATATTATCAGGAACAACAACATTCCCTATTGCTAGTCCAGGACAACGTTACTTACTAACAGAAAGCACAGGTGAATTAAACGTACCAGCTAGTGACGTTGTTAATGCATGGAAAGGAACCGACGGCACACAGTTAATAGCAAACACAAACGACATTATCGAATACGATGGTACTAGTTGGAATATTGCATTTGACGCTGGTATTACAACAACTGTAGAACACATTACTAACATAACAACAACAATTCAGTACAAATGGACTGGCTCTGAATGGTTGCGATCGTACGAAGGTCTTTATGCCGGTGGCGATTGGTCTTTAGTACTTTGAATACCATATCAGCTGTTGGTGTTTGGTATTTTGCTAAAGATACACAACGCTACCTTTACTTACTAAGAAACGACAAAAAATATCCCGACACCTGGGGTTTGCCTGGAGGAAAAGTAGAACTAGGTGAAAGCTTATTCGACGCTATTGCTAGAGAATGTGCTGAAGAAATGGGAAAGATGCCTGCGTATACTAAACTAGTTCCAATTGAAAAGTTCACTGGTACTGATGATAGATTCTTTTACCACACGTTCTTCTGCTTACTGAACGAAGAATTCACCCCAAAACTGAACAAAGAACATGTTGGGTATGCTTGGATCAACAAGGGAATAATTCCTAAACCTTTACATCCGGGATTATGGGCTACGCTAAAAATTGATGAAATTTATCAAAGAATTGAAACAATAGAAGAGCTTTACACTTAAATGTCAGCGTACGATACGTACTCTGCAATTGTCATAGAATCAATGTTAGGCAAATACTTCCAACTTTCTGGCATGTCTCCGTGCTTACGTACATGATGAAATCTAACGCTCGGATAAGTTTTTATTACTTCTTCAACCGAAACTACCATTTTAATCTGCTGAACTGCGTCATAGCTAAATTGATCATACCCAAATAAAAATACTTCTTTATGTTCGTCAAAACAGGCGAGCCAAATAGCTGTTGCATGTGGTGTTGATCTTGTACTCTGGGGAATTAAATAAAACGCTCCTTGGTTTTCTAAACACCCTTTTGTTGACGTGTAAACAATGTTACTTTCGTCGTACTCTGATTCTTTAATTTCGTCTAGTGTATCTTGACCAAGAGCGACTAAAAAATCGCATTTATATCTCTTACTTCTCTTCTTTTCTTCTCTCTCCCTCTCC